GCCTACGCTGTGGCTGGAAAAGTAAGTAGATACCGTGTCTACGTTGGTCATACGCATTGTGCCAGCATCGTTAATTAGAATGCCGTCACCGCTTGCTACCGCCGTGGTTCCCCTAGATGTACCACCGTCGATCAAGTTTATTTCTGTAGCTGTTGTGGTTACTGCTACATCTTCATTAATTTTAGGTGCCGTAAGCGTTTTGTTCGTAAACGTCTGCGTTGCGGCAATACCTGCGATTGTATCTGTAGTCGCGGGTAACGTAAGCGTGACATTACCACTAAAGGCTCCGTGAGCGGGAGCTTTTATCTCAGCATAATGCGCGTTGCTTGACTCGCAATAGAACTTAACAACAGACTGTGATCCACCGTTCTTTAAATCAATAACACCTGTTGAAATTGCTACATTGCCGCCAGCGGTAATTGTTCCTGTCGTGGTTAGCGAAGTTGCCCCATCATTAACAAATATGTCCGCCGCAGACGCAGTGATAAACACCTCACCACTACCGCTAAGATTAATAGCGTTATCAGAATTAGAGCTTTCCGTGACATTTCGGGTGAGCGTTGTTCCGCTAGAGGTAAAAACGCCACTTCCTATCTCAAAATTAGTGCCGTCTTCTATCGCGTACCTGACCGTCTGACCATTAGTTATGCCAGCTTGTGCAAAGGTCTGATACCCTGACAGGGCGCTGCCCAAGGTAATCGTTCCAGTACCCGTGGTACTGGTGGACATTTTTGCACGATTTCCAAGAACAACTGCCATGTTATGCTATCCGTATAATTGCGTTACTTGCGTCCGCTGTAGGAAAAACAATAGTAAAGTCACCAGAGCTTGCGCCCTTATCCGCCCCAAAGTCTAAAACAACCACAGACGGGTCGCCACTAGCCGCTTCGTTATAGATCAACCCACCTCTTACAGAAGAGATTGTTACGTTGGAAAACACCTCGTCAGCAAAGTCTGTAAGCGCCGTTGTGCCGCTAGTTGTTGGCGTTACGCTTGTTAGAAAGTTGCCTTTAGCCGTGTAGTTTGTTCCCGTAACTTCGTTGCTACTGGTGTAAGCAGTGGTTGCTGCGGTAAAGCTGGCGCTGTTTGTGTACAAAGCCATTTTAAACTGGTCGCTTGCTGCGGTGAAATTGTGTGTGCCTGTCATCAATTCTTTTTTAAAAGATGTACACATGAAGTTGCCTGAGAACGCCATTTACATTTTCCTTATATATTCGGCTAACGTGGGATGCCCCGCTTCTTTAATCGCATTATATACCGTAGTACGGTCACTTTGGATAGCCTGTTTCATATAGATGACTAACAGCTTTTCAATACTATCCCTGTAGGCTATCGCTTGATCTCTCAACGCGGGATGAGCGTCTTCCGAAAAAGCAACAATCTTTCCAACACAACGGTGCGCCACCTCTTCAGGAGTGGCACCACGATTATTGGTTGTTTGAACGTCAACCTTGAACTCTCCAAAAGACATGCTGTTCATTGCTTGGCCCTCACGATCTGACCCGTACGGTACTCATCAGTAACTTCTTTAGCCTCACCAAGCATTTTAAGACCCATAATCGCTTCACCAAAACGTTTTTCATACAAAACCTGCAAGTCTTGTTCGCCCTTCATAAACACGTAGGCTTCCATCAAGCTACCATAAAGTAAAGCCACTTCTGCGTTTTCACTAAGCCATGATTCGGTTGTGTCGCTTCCAATAGAAGACAAGGTTCCCGTTGCTCCGCTAGAGCTACCCGTTAAGGTTTCTCCTACCGTAAAATCCCCCGCAGGTATCTTTACTGTCAACGTTGTAGAGGATGGCACCGCATTAACCGTTGTAGACTGTGCGCTGGACGATCCAGTGATAGTGTCCGAAGTAGTAAATGTGCCACTTACGCTGGTCATTGTTAACGTAAACGTACTAATAGTCAGGCTTGCTGGTCTGTATAAATAATGTAATTCAACGGCGTATCCGCTATCCGGCGTAGGCGATATTATAAAGTTATCAACATCAAACTGCCCATAGTAACGTGGTGAACCCGTAGTGGCAGGATTGGGATTAAACGATTGCAAAAAATCCGCGTCCTTAAAATCTAAGAAAACTTGATTGCTGCTAGAGTCAGTATAAGCCAAGGAAAGTGGCGCTAAAAAATCTGACGGACACGTTAAGAATTTATTAGAAGAGGTCATTGTTCCGCTGGCGTTGCGTTGAAACAAACTTAACTGCACGTTTTTTAAAATACGCTCTTCTGTATTACGAATAAATACGGGAAGATTATTAACAAACGTAGTTTCGTCGTTTTCTGTATAATCTTTTATAGTCTGCTTCAGAGTTGTATATGTGTAGCTCATGTTGTCACCGTGACCTCTCCTACAGACCCTTCAGCCTTCAGTCTATTGCCCGTTAAACCCAGAGCATCCCCGCGATAACCTACAGGATTAAAGCCATACTCAATAGCATCTATCTCTGCAAGGTTTTGCTCCGGCCTAGCGTCTTTTAAGGCTTGTGGATCGGAAACTGTTCTAAACGGACCTAGTTGCGGTTGTTTTGGCTCAAACTCGTCCTTACCAACCAGCAGGCCATTCCACTCCCGTCGCATATCTTTATACCTGTATCGAAAACCGGAACGGTCTGATATCGCAAGAGCATTTTTACCGCTAGCAAACCTACCCATCAGCCTGTCCTAAAGTACTGGTATTGAGGAACTACGTTAAACGAAGCTCTGTCCCTGTCTTCTGTCATAGCTCGTTCAAATTCTTCTTCATACACCGCCTTTAACAACTGAACGCGTTGCGGGGCCCGCTTTATAGAAATGTAATACGCTAATCCCGCAGCTAAACACGGGTAAAACCGAAACGGCATGTCTACAGTGTTAATGTAAGTGTCCGCGTCATCCATACGAGTAAGAGCGTTGTAATACACAACATCCGTAGCGTTTTCCGGCGTGGGCCACAGTTTTAAGCTAGGAGTAACCTGCCTGTCTAAGAAAAATTGATTAGGTCGCCCCTGAGAAGATTTTTCTGGTATGGTTTGATACTCTTCTCGGCTCAGTCTAAGCAAAGAGTAATCAACATCGTCCCTGCGAATTACCGCAGATAGAATATCAATAACATCCGGCAATAACGCATATTCTCCCGTCCCCTGTGTCAGGGTCGCGGTTCTTTGAGAAATAGTCCATTGGTTTAAACCGCGGTTAGCCCATTCCGCCAACATTAAATTTAAAGACCGCTTGGCTGTTTTAAGATCGTAACCCGTTCGAACCTCCAAACCACAGCGTTCAAAAGCTTCTTCAATGTACTCGGCTACATCTAACTCAAAATCTACGCTGCTAGAAACTGTCATGTCATTCCTCGTTGTATAGATTATCGAATATTCGATTAACGTCTAAAGTGTAGTCTAAATCAGATTTAGAATAATGTACATGCTGAGAAGGCTTGAAGTCTGGAGCGCCCTCTCCCGTCTCAAACCACGCAGGATGCGTTACTCTAACGCGATTGTTGGGCAAAGCTACAATATTGCCCGTCCATTCGCCCGCGTTTAAAAGCTGCAACATATGAGCCTGCTTGTGCTGTGCAGGATCATCTGCAACATCAGTATCAGTATAATCTACAGTAAACATGTACTTTGCTGGAAAGAAAGTGCCGTCAATCTTTGCTAACCACGGACACGGGGAAGCCCTTTCCAACACATACGCCGCGTGAGTATGTGAGGGACAGTCCCAAGGTTGTGCTTCATGTACTGCCATTGGTTTAGGCCAATCCTCTAACGGTTCGTCTGCAACTAAAGCCGTTATGGGCATTCGGGCCCACATAGCTCCGCCATGCACGTTCTCTCCCCCCTCTTCGTCCACCTCGCATCCCGTAAAAATAAGCTGAAAGCTTAAACAACGGTTAGGCATGGTAGTTACGGCTATTGCCATAGCGTGTAAAAATTCACCATGATAACGTTCATGGTTTACAGTATACTCGCGACGAACCCAGCACTTAAAGTGCGGGATATTGCTCTGCAAAAAGGGCATTCAGGTTATTTTCTTTTAACCGCGCCGCCTTTAGCATAACCCTTTTTCTTCATCATTGCGCCACCCATGCGGCGTTTTACTGCGCCGCCAGCCTTCATCTTTTTAACGGCACCACCCGCTTTCATCTTCTTTGCTGCACCACCCTTGGCGTAACCTTTTTTCTTCATTTTTTTCATGCTACTGATCCTTTTGCTCGTTTACGTCTGTTGCTTAAAACAATACCGCACCCTCTAGGAACTACCCCATCTTTGTTGGGCGGCGGTGGTGTTCTTTTGGCTTGAGTGGTTTTAATTTCACCTCCGAGCCGCGCAAATTTAACTTCAGCGGCTTTGGTGTTTTTAACGTTTGTTTTACCTTTAGAGCCTTCTCGTTTTTTCTTCTTAGCCGTTGAAGCTCTTTGAGATTGGGAAAGAGAAGCCGCTTTAGACCGAGGCAAGCATCGGTCAGGGTTCTTTTTATCTTTAGAAGTGCCGCACTTACCTTTAATCTTTCCATCGGTCCCAATCCTAACCCAATCTTGGTCTACCCAATCCTTTAAAGCACCCATTACGCTGACGCCTTCTTCTTACCCTTGGCCCCCTTGGCATAATTCGGGTCTTTGCAATATTTAGATGCCGCCATATTAGCATATGCCGAGGGGTATGTATCAAAGGTCCTTTGAGCCCAAGCTTTTCCCGCAGGACAAATCTTGCTACCCTTAGATTTCTTTGAAGCGCCCTTAGATTTTCGAGAATAAGACATTAGCACTTCCACCTTTTTCTAGCTTGGCGCAAACGACTGTTTGGGTCTTTAGCAGCTTTTGGAAACTTCTTCATCTGACCCGCGGACCTTGCGCAGAACGACTTGCGCCGCTTGGCGTCTTTGCTTCCGGCCTTAACCTTGCCTGTAACCGCCGTCTGTAGCTTTGACCCGGGGTTCTTAGCTCTGTAAGCTTTCACACCTTTTTCAGTCATTCCCGCCCCAGATTTAGTGGAGCGGAAATTCTTCTTGTTTCGCGCAGGCATCTTGCCCTTAGTCATACTTCTTACGCATGTACAAAATTATCGTGTAGGTGTCCGCGCTAGAGTGCCCAACTGTAGTGAAGTTAAGATCACCCGTCTTTCCGCTGCCCGCGTTGTTAGTTAAGCCGCCAAAAGAAGTGTAATCGTGATCCCCACTTTGGTTCTCACCAAGCTCAATGCAAAACGCGTCAGTAGTT